TAAAATAATTTTCAACACTAATAGCAATTAATGCTCTCTGATGTACGTTAGGTCGAGGATCAACAAAAAATTCTATAACCCTTACATCATCTTTTATAATTTGTTCAATCGTGGCGGTGGATGTGGGAGTATCTCTGGCAATAAGACCCTGGACTTCCAATAACTTTTTAAACCCTCCTGCTTTTATTTGCCCCTCTGTTTCCTCTCTAATATTGTTTTCCGGCGATAATTCATAAGCCAAATAATAAAAATTTTCATCAGCATTTCCAATAAAATCTTCCTGGCTTGCGATCATTTCACCTTCAGCAGTGGCGACCCAAACATCATTAGGCTCTCTCAAAGTCCAATCTCTTATAAATTTTTCTTTTGCCATTATAAAATCCTAATTAGTGTTGTTGTGCCTACTATTGATATACCCGGAGCCTGCCACATTTAGATAGTTATTTCTCATCATTTCAAGGTTAGCCTTGTTGGAAACTAACGATGCTTTAGTTTGTGTTGAGTGATCAAGCATTGCTTTAGCACCATAAACCACTACCGATTCGGACGGTGAAGTGGGAGCACCGAGAAAAGGGGAAATATGAAAATGAGAAGTTAGTTTTTCGTTGAAAGAATTTTGAACCATAAGTAAATGATCAACAATACCATTTAGACTATCAAGGTGGTGAACTATTCTGGTTAAACATTCCAATAAATTATCCCCTTTCGGTATGGGCTGCAAATCGGAGTCATCATTTCCAGCAATCAAATCGATTCCACCAAGTGCCAAGACTTCTCCCCCTTGAGAGTTTCTTTTATCGGTTCTTGTAACAAGTTTAATACCCTCTCGGCCAATTAATCTAATACCATCGGCCTTCATAGCAATCCCAGATCTGGCCTTCGGGGAACCTATTGACCCCCCAACCAACTCAAAACTTGCATCAATGTCTGTCTTTTGGCTAACATATATTCTCGCGGCATCTATTTTAAAATTTGGATCAACATAAATAGGATTTCCTGCCTCGTCTACCTGGGTGACGTTTGCTCCCATTCTTCCACAAACAATGTCTATTGAGCCGCACTGGGTATGTCCCTTGCCGCCATAGCCACTCAACCTGCTTCCTATGCGATCTCTGCCCAGCACAATCGCAGCATTATTTTCCCCATTAATGATTTTCTCAGAATTGGTGCTAATAAATTTTGGAAGAGGTTCTGCTAGTTTGTTCCCACCAACACCAGTTGAAGAATTTCTAATGCCAACCGATTGGTTTCTAATCCTTTCCTTCGCAGAAGAATTTAAGTTTTCAGTATCAAAAGCTTTTTTAATCATACAACAAACTCCTTGGGGAATTTCCTATTTGTGGTTTTAAGTTTGGTTCTTACCCCCTCCTCCACAACCCTAATATTATAATTTTCATTTTGAACAAACTCTTGTCCCGTTAACCAGTTTTCTCTAGGTATCAATACTTCCCAATGCCAAGCTTCCCGCGTGTAGGGAGACAACCCAAATTTGTGAGCGTTTTCTTTTAGCCATAAAAATAAGGTTGTTTTCTTTTGTGCGCTGTTTGTTTTTGATTTGGGTTCTAATCCGTTTCGCCCAAAATCCATAGCCAGTCCAGTTCCGTGTGGACTGTGCCAAGCAAGGAATTTTCTACCTTTACTTACACTTCCATACTTGCTAATTAAAAAGATTTCAAATAATCTCTTAACATTCTTTTCTCCAAGTTTAACTGCGTTTACGACAGCAGGGTATTTTCTAGTTCTACTATCATTCACATTTAAAAGATATTTAAACTTGACCTCGCCAACATCTCTATATCCAGAGGCAATAGCCAAAGGTTTCCCAGTAGAGGTTGTTAGTCTACCACCTGATTGGGAAGTTATTTCCTTACCTCCATACTCTTTCATCCAAGCCTCATTCATAAGTTTTAGTCTTTTCAAAGCAAGAGGGTGAAGTTGCAATGATCTTTTGGTTTTTAAATTTTGGGGCACCTCTGCTTTCAATTGGGGCGGTAAAATAGAAAACGTTGAAAGCCTAACTCTATTTTCCCTGTAAGTCAGCCCCTCTATTAATCTAACATTTGTGGAGGCATCCTTAAAAGTGCTATATTGGAGCGCCGTGGGGTCTGGTGGATTATAATCTTGCACTGTTGTTTTATCTTTAAAACAATCATTTGCAACCGTTGAGGCGGCTTCTTTGACAAGCTCGACGACTTCGCCTGCGCATTCGGTAGCCCCCAGTTCCACGCATTTTTCGACACCTTTGATAAGTGGTTGGACAAATTCTTCTGCGTCTTTAAGCGCGAAGCCGGCGCCCTCTTCGACGGTTTCAACAAGTGCTCGACCAAATTCTTCTGCGTCTTTAAGCATAAACCCGACGCCCTCGGCCAAAGTATCAAAAAGCCCCATTATGCGGTCCCCCTTTGTAACCAAGAATCAAGTTGGGCAAAAATGTGATTATAGGCATTTGGATCTTTAACGGCAACTTGTCTGTCTCCACGATTTTTTAAATCCTGTAAGGACTCCCTAACCTGTGTCGCTGTCAGTTCTTTAATTGGAGTATTAGGATATGTTCTCTCAAGATAGGAGGTAAAGGTATTTTTTGCCCATACTGACCCGATATTATATGCGGCATACATCACATAAGGGTTCCCATCGTGCCTGCTATACAATAGATCAATATATGCAGTTCCGGCATCAACACTCTTTTGAGGGTCATATCTTGGATCTTGTTGTGGTCCCTCGTCCTTATTTGTTGAATTCCAAGAGTAACCTTTTTCAACTCCAAAATGCTGATTCCACGTCTTTGCTGCAACTGTAGTAAATTGCATAAGCCCAACTGCGTTTGTCTGGCTTACGGCTTCGTGATCGCCACCCGATTCAACAGCAATAAATGCACGAACATATCGGAAAATATTGAGATCTGCTCCCAACCTACTGATCGCATCTCTTATATTCTCGTCCCAGCGAAGTACTCTATCAATTAGACCAGGCTTTAAATCTGCAACTTTACTTGAATTGACGCGCTTTGGAAGGGCAGAGGCAGTAGCCACTATTGGAATAATATTTTGTTTTACCTTCCCAGCACAATCCGTAAAAGCCTCTTTAGCGTTTGTTAAGGTGGCACTGATGTCGTCAGATAGTTCTACAAAAAGAGACTTTTCTGTAACCTTGCCCAAAAATAAATTGTTTCTCTCGTCTGAGTCAACATTTAGATTTGTCCTATTGGCAAAATCAATATATACAATATCTCCAATCTTAACATCTTTATCATCAAATCTCTTTTCGGCAGGATAAAACCAAGGATATAAAGCTATGTCATTTCTGACTTCTGGTGGGATGTCAATCTCCTCTCCGTCGCTTTTTGCTACAATATCTGGTAATTCTCCAAAACTAAACAATTCTGGTATGTACACCCTAAAACGTCGATTGGGCTCATAATATGATGCTTCGCTGCCTAAAATTTGAGAAAAAAAACTACCAATACTAGATTTGTCATTCTCAATGTTTTCGGTGTCAAGAACCACTCCCTTGAAATGTTTGACTTGTTCAAAAGCATCAGATCCATATCTCTTCCCAGCCTGTACGCTTAATTCTCTTAAAACGTCTGTAGTCGCGGGATCAAATGACTCCTGGAGGACATCTTCCTTGAGGGGGTTCAGAGTCCCAAATCTTACAATTTCCTTCTTTTTTCCCATTTATTCATCGTCCTCTCTCTCTTCCCCAATCAAGTCAAAGAGTTCTTGCTTCTCGTCCAAGGATAATCCCACCTTGTTGCTTTTATTTTTTTCTAAAAGAGAAGCAAGCTTCACCAATTGTTCGTTAGATCTTTGTAAGGTTTCAACATATTTTGCTGCAATTAGGCCAGTCGCTTGATGAGCAGCGGCACCCTGCTCACTCATACTTTTCATCAGGTTGATAAGGAGTGTTGTGGTCGTGGACCTATCGGAGCGAATATTTGAAATCGCTTCTTCGATTAGATTTTCCTTATCCTCTTTCTTCACTTTGTTCTTCTTCCTCTACAACAGCAATCGAAATTTCGCCATTATCCCACTTTTGTTTAAAGACTCTATATTTTTCTCTAAACTTATTGAGACTTCTAACGATCTGCTTTGTGTTCAGACCTGTTATCTCTCTTAGATATAGGTAAATAGCTTTTTTATTAAAAATTTCGATGTCATCGATGCTATCGAGAAGTATCTTTATTGCTTGAAAAACTCGCTCTTCGGTATCTTTCATTGTTGCGAGATCCCAGGAGTCCATCTCTCTTCTCAGTGCAATCCAGAATTCCCTGTCTTCCCTGTCTTGATCATAGGTGTTTTCATATATTAAAGAACTGTCTGTTTCCGGACTTATAGAAGTAATATCCTCGAACGAAATATTTCGCTTATTCATCTTGGCGTTTCTTTTCGCCTTATGAATAAACCAGTTCTTCGTAATCACTGAAAAGTAGGAGAACGCCTTTGACCCCTTTTCTGGGTCGAACTTATCCAGAATAGTCGTAAGCCACACCTTACAATCATTTCTAAGTTCATCAATATTTGGAAGAGTATTGAACTTATAAGTAAAGATGATTTTATCAACCATCTCATTAAACGCTGGTTGTATTAGTTCAACATACAACTCTGTCCTAATTTCAATATCTTTTGTTCTAGCATATTGTACAATAGCCTGTTCGTGGACTTTTGTAAAATAGTATCTACTGGTCTTTGCCCTGGGCATTTATATCATCCTCCGAATCAATTAATTGATTGAAGAATTGTAAATCCTGTTCAAGGTATTGATTTTCGGGCGCGATCTCACTTAAAAATTCAATAACATATGTAGCAGTTTTTCTACAGTTTACCAGAACTCTTCTAATTTCCGGATCACCATAGTAATCTACTGATTGATATGTTTTATACAAATCCATATAAAGATCTCCAAGAACAGACTTCAATTCTTCGTTATATTCATCTACAGAAGCAACAAAATTAAAAATATACCAAATCAAAACACCGTTCGCAACAACAGAAAGGGCGAGTAAAAAGCCTAGAACAATATTCATTTTTCATAACTCCTGTTTTTAAGTTGCTCTTTGTGTTTCTTTAATTCTCTCTTAGCATCCTCAATGTGGCTTTTTACTTCTTCGCCAATCTTCTTGTCCCCCTCAAACCTCTTCTTGTTCAAAACAACGGGACAATTTAAAATCCTCTCTAGTGTTGGACCCTCTTGACAATCCGGACAAATAGTCCACTTTTCTTTTACTGAATGTACAAAGACAAAAAGACTGTCACAGAATCCACACTTGTAGGAGTAGCGAGGCATTATTCCTGCTCTCCCGTATCTACGGATTCTGTTGTGGCGACCACCTTGAACACTGGCGTGTTTAGAACAACAAGTTGGCCATTGTCCTCTTGAAATTCGAACCCTTTTAGAATTGGAACAATATCGGTTTGTTCTAAAAGAGATTTTTGTAGAGCCAACATTACGGCCCCAAGTGCTTGATCAGATAAATTCATTTTCGTTCTCCTTTTAAATGTTTTTTATTTCTCTCAACAAATCCCCACTCTATATTCGCCCAAACTCTTTCGTGAATATAAAATAAGATTATTTGAATAATATGATAGCCCGCAGTAATAGATATTGTTGCATCAAGATCTCCTGTTGCCTGGTAAGAAAAGGCGGCCAAAGTAACAACAGCAAAGATTCTCCAAATTATTGATTTTAAGAGACTTCTTTTTGGAGATTCAATCATTGTTTCTACCTCTATTTGAAACGGCCCTTCCTTTTAGATTTTCCCAATCTCTCTCAGGGCGTACTTCTAGATTCTTATTCCACACTGCTTTCAGAATCATTGGTGATACGTCACAACCCAGTGCGATGTCGATTAGTGCATTTATATCCTTTGGGAAGCAAGACCCCCCAAAACCTCTTTTTCCATCTGGGCCTGGTGTGGAGAGGTGAGTAGATCCAATTCTATTATCATAGAGTGAATATTCAACAACCTTATCATAGTCAATTTCGCTCTGGTCGCAGATTTGCCTCATTTCGTTCGCAAAGCCAACTTTTGTAGCAAGGAAGCAGTTAGTGAAATATTTAACCATTTCTGCTGTATTTGAGCCAGTTTTAATAATTGGGATGCCTTGGAAAACTTTTCCAAACATATTTTTAACGTGAGTTGAGGCTGGTCTTGGGCCTCCAATTAAGATACGATTCTGGCTTCGAAAGTCCTCGATAAAGTTTGCCTCAGTTAGAAACTCTGGGCTAAAGACGATATCAATATTTTCGCACTGGGCATTTAATCTCTTTGTTGTGCCCGGTGGTACAGTTGATTTAATTATGATTATGTGCCCATTTCCAAGTTCGTTTAATTGTTTGATGGTGTCTTCAATGACTGAAAGGTCACAACTCCCGTCTTCATTCATTGGGGTCGGAAGGCAAGTGAAAATCATATTTGTATTAGAGCATAGTTCTTTTAGATTTTGACAGGTAGAGAGTTCTGTTTTAAATTTATCATAAGTTTGAACATTATAGAAGCTTTGGAGCCCCTCTCGAATGGCTGTTCCAACAAATCCTTGCCCAACGATTCCAATTTTATAGTTCATCCTTTAGCCTCCGGAAACACTCCTCCATACCCTCAGAGATTGAAACTTTATGCTTCCATCCCAGATCCTCCAAGGGTTTAGTATTTGCCTTTGTTGATAAAACCTCTCCCACTCTAGATTCAACATAATCAAACTTTACTTGTGGGTGATGCTTTAAAGCGATCTCTTTTATCTCATTAAGAGAAATATTCTCACCGGTACCAATATCAAAGTGTTCTCCACCAAACAATCCACCATATTCCATAGCAAAAACATTTGCAGAGACAATATCTTCAAGATTTGCCATATCCCTTCTTTGGGAGCCATCGCCCGTAATAAAGGGGTTATTCCCCCCCCTTATGGAATGCATCCAATTAGCAATTGCAGTAGCATAAGGCCCGTCAACTGTCTGGCACGGTGAATAGACATTAAAATATCTCAAACTAACAGCATCAACCTTGTACAAATCTGAGTATAACTTACACTCCATTTCTGATATAAGCTTTTGGAGTCCATATGGACTTGTAGGGCCGTCTCCGTTACCTACCACTGAAGATGAGCCAGAATAGATTACCCTCTTTGCTCCAACTCTCCTAGCAAAATCTAGGACATACGTTGTGGCCAAAACATTATTCCTCATTGTCTCGACAGGCTCCTCAATACTATAAACAACGCGGGGGATACAAGCCAAGTGAAAGATATATTCTGGTTTAAAGTCGGAGAAAACATCTCGTAGATGGCAAATGTACGAATCGCTGTTGGGCTCATTTGACAGGCAGTCTAGAATGTCTTTTGGTGGTCCCTCCTTCAAGTCAATTCCAACGACCTCATGACCCATTTCTCGGAGTTTTGAATATAGCTTACTTCCAATATACCCCTTGTGACCCGTAACCAAGCACCTAGACATTATCTATCTCCTTTAAAAGATTCCTAATTATACACTATTGTAAGATTTTTTTTAAAAAGTATTTTACACTTATTTCCACTGGAACCAGCCTTTTAGGTCTACCTGGCTTAAGTTTTTATTGGACTCTCCCTTCCAAGGTCGCCAAGGCCCATAGACTCCGATCTTTGATGCACTACTTAGTGCTGCTGCCCACCACCCCATAGTGCCGTGTTCAAATAAGATATTGTCAAAGGTTCGAATGAAATTAAAATCTTCAATGATCGGCCTATTTTCCACAATTGGATTAAGTTTTGAAAAGCCATGAACGAGGGAATTGAAATAATCTACAGACCGAGATAAATCAACTCTTTGGTGCGGGGGTACATTAACGTGAAAACTCATCTGCTCTAGTTCGCCCCTATCAATATATTTCCAAACTGGCATATCTGTGACAATATGAAGGTTGTCGAATTTGAACTTCTTGACTGCTTTCAGGTACTGTTCGCAAGTTGGTTTATAATCAAATTCATTTTTATAAAAAAGCCGATCACCTGTGCGAAAATGAATCACCAAATCTTTGTCGTTCCTCTTACGAACCGTGGGGAACCAGCTTTTAATTTCAGAAAGATTATCAACATAAAAGTTATAATCTTCAAAATACCCTGAGACGCTGAAGTTACGGTCTGTAATTTTCTCTGAAAAGAAATCTTGATAATTACTGTCGTTGACTTGGATCGCTGCTTGTTGTCCTGGTTGTCGGCGTGGAGGCGAGCGAAATTCTATACCGATGGATTCTAAGTCACTTTTTGCATAATAATTCGGTGGAGCGACTACAAACAACTCCTGTTCGTGAAAGTCTGCTAATTGTTTTGCTGCAATGTATTGAAACAGATTGTTTCCAAAGCCATTTGTGAATCCTACAATAACCATTTATTTTATACTCCTGCCTATTTTAAACCTAAATTACAAAACATTAAATCGCCGGACTGGGACTTATCCGAATATTCCTCTAAAACACTAAATGATTTACTTGTCATATACTTTACTGTTTCTTGTCTACTCATTGCCCCCTCATATCCCAATTCGCCATATTCAACCCAGATAAATCTAATATTTTTAATTTTTTCCCCCATTCCCTCCAAAACGCTTCTTTCTGCTCCCTGAACGTCCATCCAGACCAGATCAACATTAGAAATATTATTATTTTCAAACCAAGTGTCAAACCTCTCTGTTTTGACCTTTATACTCTCTGGCAAAGTTTTTCCATACCCGCGCCTCAAAGAGGAAGAGCCAGAATTACTTAATTTGTTGTTCTTGTAGTCATCTAAGTTAATCCAATCGTACTTATTTGGGACAGCTTCTGATCCCTTCTCATCATAACTTTGAAAGAATTCTGCTTCGCCATTGTTATCCGATAAGGCAACCTCAAATAGCTTTACCTTAGAGTTCACGACGTGTTTTTTAAAAATCTCTATGTTTCTGGGGTCTGGCTCAAAACAATACACGGTGGGGTTTTCAAAGGCTTCTGTAAATCTTAAACTGTCCTCCCCGTAGTGAGCACCAACCTCTACAATAGTTGGGTCTTCCAAATCAAGAATATTCTTAAACATATTAAACTTTTCATAATAATGTTTCATATATTTCATGATCCATATACTCCCAACCAATAATCTACCATCTCCTCCATCAGCATTTTAAAAGTATATTCAGGTTCCCAGCCCAACTCGGTTCGTATTTTAGTAGAATCTCCCCGCAGATACTGTAGCTCCTCTGGGCGCATAAATTTGGGATTTTGGACTACATAATCTCTGTAATCAAGTTCCAGATGTTTAAAAACCAAATCGCACATTTCTCTGACTGAATGTGTCTCCATTGTAGAGACTACCCAGTCACCTGGTTCGTCTTGTTGCATCATTAGGTGCATAGCTCGGACATAATCCTTAGAGTGCCCCCAATCCCTAAAGGAATCCATGTTTCCAAGTTCTAGGGTTTCTTGCATTCCTAACTTAATTTTAGCAGCAGCTTTTGCCACCTTGTTGGTCACAAAGTTTGATCCCCTACGAGGTGATTCGTGATTGAAGAGAATGCCATTTGTCAGGTGCAAATTATATGCTCGCCTATAGTTCCTCACAATGTTATAGCCAAATACTTTGGCACACCCGTAGGGAGAAACAGGATTCATCACTGTTGTTTCCCTCTGGAAATTGTCATCATCTACTGTTAGGCCAAACATCTCAGAACTACTGGCTTGATAAAACTTAGCATTTGGACAATTCCTTCTATATGCCTCCAACAAATTTAAAACACCAAGAGCGTTTGTCTGTACTGTGGATTGGGGAATGTCAAAACTAATCCTTACATGAGACTGTGCCGCTAGGTTGTAAACTTCATCGGGCTGGATGTCGCGCAATGCTGCCTCCAGGCTTCCCTGGTCTAGTAAGTCCCCATAATAACAATGGATCTTATCCAGGACGCCTTCCAACCTTACGCTTTGATTTTCTGGTGTTGAATTTCTTCTAATAATTCCATGAACTTCATAGCCCTTTTCCAATAAGTATTCTGCCAAATAACTTCCATCTTGACCACTAAGACCGGTAATAAATGCCTTCTTTTTCATCTGATCCTCCAATTTATTGTGTTTTAAATACTTTCATTTGTGTTAGGTCTGGATAATCAGACACAACCCACTGCTTGGGTTTATTCTTTTTAGCCTCGGGTAACTTCTTTAAGCCCATTTCCGCCGTCTCTGGGGTCATATAATAGTGATACCCCATTGAACTTATATCCTGATCTCTCCAAAGTGGAGTTGGGGTTCTGCCATCATATGACATTTTTTTAAGTTCCAAGGCAGCATCTTCATTGTCTAGCAAAATTACCCCTCCCCTGCCCAAACTTAAATGTTTTCGGAATTGAAAACTTATGCACATGAATGTACCTGGGATGTAGCTATTCTCTTCCCAAAGGATGGCAGCATCAATTATGTCCTCTGTCACATAATAATAATTATGCCAATCCTCATCTCTCCACTTCAACTCAATTCCTAACTTTTCAGCAAGAAAGGGCACAGAAATATAAGTGCGTTTTGGTACACTTATTGATTTTGCGCCAGAATATCTTAAACACAACTCTAGACTGTGCGTACAGCAATCTACAGCTACGGCATACGGGGAGCCAAAAAAGTCTGCAATCTCTTTCTCAAAATCTGTGATTACTTGAAAACTCATCCTTATTCACCTATGATGTTTTCGACGCGGAAGGTATCAGATTCATAATCTTTTCCTCCGCGCTTTCCGTGTGAAAATACTATAAATTCATTCCCCTCTGGTCCGATCCTTAGTGCATGGATCTCATAAGGTTCTGTGGAGACTATATCGCCCACTTCAGCGAGCACCATCCTTGCATCCTCATTTGAATCTACCGGCTTATACCAATACTCCAACGAGCCCTTTGTCATAAGCATATGTTGCGTGGTTTCTTTATGATAGTGATTGCCCCTAATTGCATTAGGCTTGGAAACAACCGTAGCGACATGATTAATGTTTTCATCATAGAATAAATCAACAATAGAGCCTCGGTCATCAACGTGCAACTCTAATAGTTCTCCGTCATTCTTCCACATATTTCTCTTTTTCAAAATATTTCTCCTAAAATTTACAAAAATACAATATTGTTATTTATTTCTCTCAACTTTTCTTTTAAGATGTCTGATATGTTCCAGGACAAGATTACTGCATATACCTCTTCATATTTTTTAAATACAGTTTCATCATCTAAGATTGGTATTCTTGTTAGGGGCGTATATTTTCCGATTTTATGCTCGGATGCATCCGTAATATAGTCCATAACTGTGCTGTCTATATTATAAAAGTTAAGAAAAGTATTTGCTTTAGCGGCGGCTCCAATGCCAACGATTGGCTTGCCCTCTCTTGTTATGGAATATAATTTCTCCATAAATAAGGATCTTTTGTTTTTAATTTCTTTTACAAAATCAGAATATAGTTCAACCTCGAATAGTCGTGCTTCAATCTCCTTTTGGATGAGATTGTTAACATTTTCAGAAATATTCTGTGGGCTCTTCTTAGAATATACCCTAATAGAACCACCATGGTAGTCCACCACCTCAACATCAAAAACAGTAAGTCCGGCCCTCTCAAGCAGATTACAGGAATATTTAACAGTAAAATAGCTTATATGTTCGTGATAAATTTGGTCAAATCGGCCATCGACAATGGTGTTATACCAGTATGGAACTTCAAATATGAACACGCCGTCTTCGCACAACAAATTTTCAACACCCTTGGCAAAATCCAACGGGTCATCAGCGTGGTTAAAAACATTATTGGCAACAATGCAATCTACCAACCCACACTTCTCTTTAATTTCATTACTAGTTGCTTCACCAAATAAACCACAATAAGTGTCCACTCCTCGCGACTTAGCCAAATCCACCATACATTTTGACGGATCTACACCCAGGACTTTATGACCTGCCTTCTGAAATTGCTCTGCTAGGTATCCATCGTTTGACCCGATCTCAACCATATTAGCATTTGGTTTTAGATTTATTTTTTCAGAAGTATGTTTTGCATATTTATCCCAATGTCCTCTAGAAAATTTTGAATTTGAAGAAGTGTAAGAATAGTCATATAAATTATACCTCTCATTTGAGTCTGACTTATATTTTAAACTTATCTCTCCAGTTTCCCTATCCATCCAGCACTGGAGGGGGTAGACAGGTTCAGAAAGGCCCAATTGATTCTCTGCTATAAAAGTGTCCGCATAAGGATGCATTCCCAAATCTATAATCTTATCCATCATATGCTCTCCTTATCTGCCTCTAATCCGAAGTATGGACCTGTCTTGATTTCATAAAATAAGGTGTCTTCCTCTAGGGTTTCGAGTGAATGACCTCCCCTATATAATACCACACAATCTCCACATTTTAAGATTGTTTCGTATAAAACCTCATTATTTAGGTCATAAAAGACCCCCTTGATGCGCCCACTAAGAACAATCCAGGCTTCCTGTGTAATGTCAGTGCTCCTATCTATCGGGAGATGTCTGTGGGCGGGGGCTCTAACATCTTTATTTAACTTTCTGCCAGACACTTGTAGGAACTCTTCATCGGGGCTCAAATCTACCCTATACTCTGATAACTCGGCTCTCCTTATCTCAGTTAAAATTAACTTTGATGGGTCTATGTTTGAATATATTCTTTTCATATGTTATTCTTCATATCCTAATTTACCTGCATTAATCAATATTTGTCGAGGGTCTATTTTCTTCACAAGAACTGCTGGGTTCCCCTTGTACACTCCCCATTCTTCTGTGTCTCCCATTAAAAGGCTTCCGGCTGTCAGGAGCACACCCTTTCGTAAAATTGACCCAGGAAGTATTATTGAGTTTGTCCCAATGTTGGAAAATTTTTCCATCACCACGGGCTCAATAATCTGCTTACCCTTTAAACTTTCAGGTATAAGAGCACCAAATAATCCAGATCCATCAAATCGATCCGAGGCACAAACTATTCTTGCTCCAGCCATTATGTTATTAAATCCCTCGACAATAAACTTGCCCTTTTCCCCTCCAATACAAGTAACATATGGACCAATATGAACATAATCACCAACCTCCAAGGAGGTTGTGCAATAAAATCCCCTATCTATAGCTACACGATTTCCAAATTTACACAAATGAGGTCTTTTTATCTCACACCCATCAGAAATATAAACATCATTTAGTTTTTCCAACTTTCTTTACCTCATCCAACATTTGTATGGCCATATGCTTCCACGTATATTTATCTTTTACCATATTATAACCGCGTTCAGCAATTGTCTCTCTCTCATTATCATTGTGTAAATAATATTTAAGCTTATCCTCAAAGTTGCTCAAATCATTTTCGAACATCACACAATTCTCTCCATCAACAAACGTTCCTCCGTATTGTAAGGGCATATTGTTGCAAAATAAAAGTGTTTTTGAGAGTAAAACTTCAAAGTATCTGGGGCCAATATCTAACATAGGCCCAGTTGTGGATAACCACACCTTACATTCATTTATCTTGGCTGAGTATTCGCTAACGTCCTTAATCCTGGTGGCGACAGAATCACTACCATTCCAAAAAGTATTGTAAGAGTTGTTTGATTCTAAAATTGCTTGAATTCGGGTTCTCAAATCCCTTGTTGGCCCCTCAATTTTGCCACTACCGTGAAGAGCACCACTAAACCCAATATCATATTTTTTTTCAGCTTCTCTTGGGTAAAAAACTTCTGGGGAGGCGGTGAACCAAGACCTAAAAGATCTTGCACCAACTCTGTGTCCAAATTCTTCGTGGGTACAATGAGGATCTGCCAAGATATTTATTTTGTTAATCTTGCAAAAGTTGAGCTTTTCCTCTAACATTGATTGTGGTTTGTGCAGAAATGCCACTGTGGGGATTTCCAATTCTGCAAGTCCGTTTATCTTTTGCCAGGCACCCGGATTTCCTTGGGCGAAATATCCCAAGCCGAAAACAATACAATCAAAAGAAACTTCATATTTTGATAAAAGACTGTTAATGTCCCCCACACCACCGCCAAAAAAATATACATCCTCCATCATCTTTAACTCTCTATAAACTGCTCCATAGTATGGATACATATAGGATTCTGCGAGGCGGTTTGCTTGATCAACATAAAGAATATTCATAACATCACTTCTCAAAATCTTTGATCGATGGGGCATAATTCTGAATATGTCTTAAGCCGCCCTGATCATGATACCCTTCATCAACAGTTTTAAAATCATAAGGCAGGTATCCGTAATGTGTGAGCATAAATAAGACATTCATCTCTGTGTCTCCCCACCTACCTTTATAGACGCCGCCATTATTATTTAATTCCATAGTCCACTGCTTCCATTCTGGAGTTTTGAACATTTCTGTTTTAAATATCCAGGAGTCGGCTACAATCAAATTTTGATGAAAATAGTCTTCCCCCTCCGTGAATAACTTACCAATAAACTCTGATTTAATCTCTACATCATATTTTTCAATATAGCCCTTAACAAAATCTAATATTCCGACCCTAGTATCAAATACGCCCTGGTGCAATGGTTTGACCTTGGGGTCGGTAAGTTTAATTGCGCCAGCTATGCTATCCTTCTTAGACATAACTTCAAAAAAGTCGTAAGGAACCTCTTTTAAAAACAAAGATTCATCATCTACGCTTAAAATGTAATCATACTTATCAAACTCTGTACCTGGGTATTCATATAGATTGTTATAAAAATGGCACATATGCAGGTACCCTTTCCTATTTTTCCCGAACCTTCCGCTGCCCACATACCACAAATCTCTTCTATTGTAGAACAGTTCTTCTTCTGGGATATGCTTGGGTGTTTCATATGGAATAGAAATAAATCGGATGTCCGATTTTGTAAAATCTATAATTTCTTGCCTCAAATCCTCATCATCATAAATGTCATCAAAATAATGAACAAAAATAGGATAATTGTACCTAAAATTCCACTTATCCCAAAGCGATTTAATACAGTGAGGCAAACACTTTGTTCTACTAGAAAGAATATTTATACATCCATTGTGCTGATTGCTCACTTCATATCTCCAAGGCCGTCAGGTTCAAACTCAATGAGCCAATCTATGTACTTTCTTAAGCCATCGGAAAGAGAAAATTCTGGTGTATGACCAAATGAAGCAGCCTTTTCAATTGAGCAATTTAGTTTCTTGACCTCACCTGGTCTAGGATCTGTATGAACAATCTTAGAAGTAGACCCAACTATTTCAATGATCTTTTTAGCAATATCAATTATCTTATGGTCCTGGCCATATCCAGTATTTACTACCTCTCCCGCTGGCATCTTGAGTGAAGCAACGTATCCGTTAACTGCATCGTCTATATATTGATAATCTCTAGTCTGTTCTCCGTCCCCATACACCACTAAAGACTTATTATTTAACGCCCTTCGTGCAAAAATGGCAATAACAGAGCCATAACCATAAGATTTTTGTCGCGGACCAAATGTATTAAAGTTTCTTATTACTCTCACATTTGTTTTATATGTGTGGAAATAGGAAATACAAAGGGACTCGGCTGCAACTTTTGATGCTGCATATGGCGATTGAGGGTTTAATGGAGACTCTTCAGAATGTTTGCCTTGTTTTTCTCCATAAACTTCAGCCGAAGAAGCAAAGGTCATACCTATATTTTTATTCTCAGTGCAGATATCTAATAAGTTTTTTGTTCCCTGTAAGTTAATTTCTAAAGTTTCTGCTGGTCTTATTATAGACTTTTCAACGTGAATTTGGCCAGCGAGGTGCATAATATAATCGCAATCCCTGGTTAATTCCTTTAGTAAACTTTTATCTAAAATATCCCCCTCTACAAAGTAGAAGTTCTGGTGGTTGAATAGCCCTCGAATATTATTTAAATTTCCATTATAAAAGTTATCCAAACAAATGACATTATGTCCGTCACTTAATAACCTCTCACACAAGTGAGAGCCTATAAATCCGGCTCCTCCTGTTACCAAAAACTTTTTCATATCCTCTTTCCTATTAAAAACACTTATTGAATACCTTGTCAGCAATCTCTTCAGCAATTGGGCAATTTCCAGTAATTCCACGCTTTATATATGCTGGCTGCTGGTAGACCACTTTAGGATAATGGCCCTGGGCTGGCCCTCTTAGGCCAAGCTCTGCTTTAACGCCGGTCATATGAAGCTTCATTTGCTCCAGGGCTAAGAGGCAAAGTGGCTCTGCTAGTCTAAAATTAAACCCTACATATTCGTGATTATATTTACCGACCTGCCCTTGATCGCAAATTGATCGAATTTTAAATGCATCGAGTTTAGATCCTGGGGGGATACAAATCATCCCGCCTTCAAAAGTAGAAATATTTTTTGTTTTATAAAATGAGAACGCGCCACAATCAGACGCCATACCAGCATATTTGACGTAACGAGATTTTTTATGAGAGTCGTATTCTGCGCCGAACGCTTGAGCAGTATCCTCAATAACAATAAGTGAGTGTTTTCTTGCAATCGCCTTGATTTTATCCATTTTACAAACTCTACCATACAGATGGACTGGGATAATGGCCCTTGTTTGCGGCGTGATAGCGGCCTCGATCTTATCCGGATCAATAAGAAAAGTTTCAGGGTCAATATCAACAAAAACAGGTGTTGCACCTGCAATTAAAATGGCGTTTGTAGTTGCAATGAAAGTAAATGGTGTCGTAATGACTTCATCGCCCGGTTTCAAATCCATAGACCACAGTGGGGCAATTAAGGCACTTGTGCCATTGTTCACTGCGATGCATTCCTCTAGACCGAAACGCTCTCGGACATATTCTTCAAATATTTTTCTCACTATTGCAGGCATTTTTTATTATGAATTAAGGGTTGATTTCAAAAAGTTTTCATACTTATCAGCAACACTATCCATATTATAATCTGTATGTAAAGAATTATTAAGCTTTTTTTCAAAATTTAGACGCGGAGGTTCATATAACTTTACTGGTTTGAAATCCCACTCCTCCTCATCTATAACAATGGCATCTTCGCCTGCGATTTCGACTGTGCCACCAGCGCTGGAACATACAATTTGACATCCACTTGCTCGGGCATCAACAACAACATTCGGGCAGTGATCTAGCCACGCCAGGTGAACAAAATATCTTGATACCTTATAAAGACTATACAGGTGTCGCTGTGCGACATTGCCCATATAAATAATTTTAGAATCTTGAACCTTTTCTTGCTCTGGGACGTTCCCAGCAATGAACAATGCATCTTTATGGCCAGAATGCTCCAAGAAGTATCTAATGTTTTCATTTAGACGCTTGTGCGGACGCCAAGAGGCGGCACAACACCAGATATTTTCATATTTATTGTTTATAATTCTAGGTGCCTCTTCAATTGCTTCAATATCCGCCCCATTATGAATAACTTGATACCGTCTTGGTTCTCCGAAGTATCTTGTTATAAGTTCCTGATTGAAACGCGATTGAAAAACTACCCCATCAGAATCATCATAAACCTTCTTGATATTGACATTTTGTTTATTATAGTCAAAATCTGTATTAAAATAGATTCCATCCAGTCTCTGGATTCTTGGCTTATTCAAGTTAAAATTCTTAGATTCAATAAAGCACAGGCTGATGTCTGCCTCAGAAAGGGGAGTAATTCCGACGCCCCTTTTCTTAAATTGTGTGACAAGCTTACTGGCAAAAGAATTGGGACCACTGCTGCTCCCAAGGTTAACATTATCAAAATGTACTTTCATTAAAACTGCCTCTTGTACGGTGCTTTATTTCTAATCTTTAACATCAGATTATGTTGCTTTTTGGCGCGTGTCTTGTTAACTGCGTTGGGGTTTGAAACATTGTAGACGTACATAACTTGAGGAATGTATTTTGCCCTTTCTCCACACATCTCCAACATTGGGAGCATCATAGCCTGGTCATAAGTCATCTCATAGAACTCTCCGTCATTGTCCCTCAAATCCTCAACGTTAACTTCATTCCACAGCACACTTTTAAAAGTTTTTAAATGAGATGCTCGCCATTTATCTTTCCTGTAAGATCCATCCCTAATGACATCTTCCGGGTATCTACTTGCTTCTCGACCGATGGTTCCGTGTGGAAACTGCACAAAACTGCCGTATGTCATCAAACAATCTTCATTTTTATAAACTTCATTTAACTTTGACAGGACGAAGTGAGTTGGGAACCAATCATCACCATCAAGAGATACAATAACATCCTCTGGATTTGGACTGCTCTCTTCGATTGACTCGTATATGTTTCGTAGGGCGTATTTTTTCTCTGTATTGTCGATAACCTTGAATCTTGGGTCGCCTCCAACTGCATCTAGGCACTTCTGGAGGGTGGAGTCTGTGGAAATATCATTTGTGATGATGCATTGAAAGTTCTGGTAGTCCTGATCTTTGACGGATCGAATTGCTCTCCCGATCCAGTCTTCTGCATTGTAGACGGGAATTACAATTTTAAAATGTGTGTCCTCAGACGATTTTGAGTTCTTAGTCGGTAAAATGTCATCGAGGGCAGCAAGAGTTTCATCCCAGAAGTGCCGTGTCCTTCCCCTCAAATATTCCATCGACTCTTCGTTAGTCCCAGTGAACCAGGGCTCATCTCGGTGCTGCACATATTCATTGCAGATGACTTCACAACCAAGCAGTTTGGCCTCAATAGAAGTCCTTGGACAGGTGTCGTGTCCTCGGGGGAAAGTCAAAAAGCCCTTCGATTGGGCAAACTTTTCCAGCATCTGATCATAAGTCAAATCCTCAAACAGTTCATATTTGAAGTTATTTGCTTTTGCAAATGCGATTGCATCTTCGGTGCCCTTGATCCAGGACGGAGAATTTTGAATGAGCCACACGTCGTTCTTATTGTTGCAATCTAGCGACTCAATTTTGTCGAGCGTCTGGGGGCTGAAAACAGAACTCAGAACTTTTGAATTTTTCTTATTCAAAAATGAATACTTTTCACAATATAACTCTCGTTGGCCAGTTGACATAAACCAAAGGTGGCTTGCCTTTGCCAAAAAAATAGAAATTGTCTTTCCGTGATCAGACATTTGACAATCACAAGTGCCGGAATGAGCAATATGTTTTTCAATAGACCTGAGTTTGCAGAACTTATAGTCATATTCAAGGACAGAGTACTTCATATTCTGGGCAAAATAAATAAGGAGTTCTTTTGAAACTCCGGTGAAATTACCAAACACCCAAAATTTATCTCTATGCGCCTTAACTGTTTTTAGATCGAGGTCTTTAGAATTGACTTTAAAGGCAGGAAGGAGAGAAGCCTCAATGATTGCCTCGGTGGTCAATTCGGCTCCTCCCCCATATTGGTCTGCGAACATATCCGAGACGAAGATAATCATTATCCACCTTCTTCAAGGGACTTGAATAAATCATCGACAGTATTTTCCCCAAGAGAAATCGTCTCTTCGGAGCTAATTGTATTTACAAACTTGGCATACAAATCTTCCGGCTTGTAGTTCTCAAGGATATGCTCTTGGATCATTTTTGCGTTCTTACGATAAGTTCCAGGGTTCTTACGCAGAGTCCTCATTTTTTCCCTCAATGAGTTTTCACTTACGAAAGCCCACTCTGAATCTGCCTGTAGGACGCCATCCCAAACTGCGTGTTGTTGAATTTGTTTGATGTCGCATTGGACTTTCAAAAACATCTTTTTGTCCTTCACTTTGCCCTTTTTATTTTTGACTGGCATCGTCATAAAATCAAGGTACGAAGACCAATCAGTAGCAACAACAGGAAGACCAGCAATAGCAGATTCAAAGATTGGAAGTCCAAAGCCTTCTCCGTGTGTAGATGTCACGTAACCCTTAACCTTTGGGTGTCGATAGAGGGTTGCAAGCTGTCCCTCCGACAAGTCTCCGTGAAGGAGATAGACCTTGCACTTTCGTTCTGCCATTTCAGGTGCTGCAAGTAACTTCTTCAGTGCGACGGTAGTGTTATACCTGTCATAAATTGAGTTATTTGCGATACTTGCTTTGACAATGAGGCCAACGTCGCCGTCTTCCCTAAACTCCTTCACAAAGTTCCTAACAAGCGTTTCTAGATTCTTACGTGGGCTTATTTGGGAAACTGTGAGGAAATTGAACTTAGTTTCAAAATCAATGCTAATATCTTCTGGTTCCAATGTTCTCAGTGGAAATGGGATGACCTCAAACTCTGTCCGAGTCTGGAGATCTCCAACGTGTTGCTCTGTCTGTTGATTGAATAACTGATAGACAGTGGAGGTAAAAGTGTTTTTGGAATGAGTTGAAGGTACAATAATCTTATCCATCATATTTGCCTTCTCGATCCAAGCCGGAGCAACCTTTGTGGTTTCAATCCCTGCTGTATAGCCAATGTTGACGTGAGCAAGTTTATTGAACTCCGGGGGGATCGTTACCTGAATTGAAATATCATACGGAACATTGGACATCGCTTGTTGTCTTTGATGAGTCTTCCGAATGAGATTGTCAATCCAATCTCTCTCCTCATTACTTTCTGTGATCCAAGATGTCTTACCCCAAGTAAGAGGGTTAACATAAATGTCAAAAATATCTTCTCTTGTCCTCAAAGAACGGAGAGCAAACCTTGCTTGCTCTCCGTACCCCGAACACGATAATACTGGACCTGAAACTAATACACTTTTTTTCATTATAACTCCGTTAAATCCCAAGATTGGTAATTCTTTCTATTCTCCCAAGAACCATAGTTTTCGTGGACAGAAAGCATTAAATCTACCCATTGTTTTTCAAAATTTTCGAAACTATAGTTCTCTTGTACGTGTTCATAGCCTTGATTTCCGAGTTCTTTCCGTTGTTCAGGTGTCATTTCATAGAGCTTAACTAGAGCATCTACTACATCACTCTCAGCAACCCGATCTTCATAAATAAATGGCACAGATTGTGACCCAATGACTGCTTTTGCGGCTGGTTCAATTCCAACGCCAAAAAACTTCTCTCCATCTGTAACTTGCTCTTGAAGGCCACCAGTCATATTGACAATGATTGGGGTCTTGCAAGCCAGAGATTCCAAAGTACCAAGACCAAAGCCTTCAGCATCTGAGATGTTAATTGTACAGTCACAAAGGTTATAGAAAATTGCCATCTGGTCTGGTGGGTATTTACCAGTACTAAATGCTACTTGACCATCAGTAAGACCGAGGGCACTAATCTGTGCTTCGAGATCCGGACCATTTTCGTCTTTTGGATTCGTATGCATAAGAAGTTTTGCTTTGTCGTGGCCGACCCGATCCAAAAATTGCTTGAAAGAATGAATCAAAGTTCCTGGTTGCTTACGGCGGGCGTTGCGATTATTCCAGAAAACAATAAATTTATCCTCTTCTCCCTCAAAATATTCTTTTCTAAAATTCTTAATCTGTCCCTCGTCGAAAGGTTTAAAGAATTTAGGGTTTACAGAATGAGGAACATAGTGATGCTCCACACCGGGGGCAACATTCTTAACAATATCTGCCGTAACCTTTGAGATTGTTGCAATCACGTCTGTTGATTCATATGAGGGTCGATTGAAAGTTGGGTATGGTTTATTGTCCCAAACGTGATAATAAATCATAGGAATATGGCAACGAACCTCATTTGCCATATTCCAAAGCCAACCATAGAAACGTGGATCAGTCATAAACCAAAGAATATCTGGTTTGTGGTTTCTCAAGAGGGATCTGATTGTCCCCTCGTCGCCAAATCCGTCCACCGGGAACAAAGTCCAAAGATCGCCATACTCTTCTGTCTGGATTGGTTGGTAACTTTGATGTTTGATGGCACCTGCCAAACTAATCACCTTAAACTTCCCAGTCTTCAAAAGTGACTCAATCATATATTTTGTTTGTGTTCCAACGCCAGTAGGGGACAGTGGATGGTCCCCTAAAGTAAGAACAGTAATCTTTTTATCCATTTGAACTCCATTATGGGCAATGTTCTGATTTACAGAATTTACATTTGCTGCAACTTAATCGATTCTTAACAAAGAACCCTTTTTCAACATTATACACTGCCGTCTCTAACATATTAAGTGCATTTTTAATTTTTCTTTCGCCGCAAGAGATTTTAAAAATTTCCACATTATCTTTTTTCGCAGTTCTCTTGAGGAGGGCAAAATAAGTTTCAATATCTTCTGGATTTAAGTTGTGTTTCTGTGCGATAAAGTTTTTATAAAAAGTAAGTTGATATGAAAGCATCGTGTCTGATTTCTTTTTCATATCCCAGCCCCAGGAGCAGCTTTTCCAATCAATGACGTGATACTTGCCATCAGGCGTTTGAATAAGAAGATCGACAAAGCCCTTGTATTTTAAATTATATTTTTCTATGTCCTCATACAGTTCTTCCTCAACTGAGATGACTTTGAAATTGTTTCCAAAGGTTCCCTTGAGCCCATTGAGGATTAGGGGAGCGAGTTGCTTACCTTGGTCCCACATCTCAACAAGGAGCTTTTTATCAAGCTCATTCTCGCCGTGTTTACCTTGCCATTCTTTAATTTCATCTCGAAAGAAGTTACTGAACATCTCGGAGGGTGAAGATTTACTACCCTGGACAACCTCTTCACAAACTCTGTGGATTGCCGAACCAAAGATCGTAAATTCATTACCAACAAACCCATCGATTCCATCGATTTTGGTGAGCTTGTAATAGAATGGACAAAAATTCCAATCTTTTAGACCGGAGAATGAAATATAATCAGGATTCTTCTTGCTCATTTTCCACTTCCTCATTAAGAGTTTTTTCCATTGTGGGGGTAGAGTGCATAGATCGGTGCTTCTTTGAAGATTTTTTCCTAGTATTGGTTTGTAGTGGAACTGGTTTCTGCTTGGCTTCTAGCTCAAGAACCCAGGTTCCCTTTGCAACATAATCGCTTGAACGGCCAGAATAGTCATTATTGATTGTACATCCATTCAAAATTTGTGTTACTGGGAGTTTTTGTTCATTTTTTACGAAATCTAAGATTGTTTTGTTATCAATTCGGATGATTTTGGCACCTCTTTGATGTGGAGGCATAGTAAATGACACAGTGACAGTATTTGCACCTGTATCCTTTGTCACTTTAACGTCCGAAATTAAACTTTGATCTAACATTTTTTAAAATTCCTCCTCAGAATAATTGTCTAACATTTCTAATTTACTATAAAGTATTGGGCAAATGTCCCTGATATATTCTCGTTCCCCCATATAAAAATGTTCAAACCCATTGGCAAAATATTCTTTTAAGGAAGTTGCCCCATATGGGGAAACAAAAATACCGACTGTCATAATGGATAGTTTATCATATCCTACCTTTTTATACAAGAACATATCGAAGTTTTCATCAAATTCTGGGTTAAAGATGATTTCGAGAGGAACTCTATATTCCTCCTTCTCAAGCTCTTTTGCTAGATGGCTCCTCTTTGAAAGGAACTCTCTTTCTAGTTTACCATCACCATAAATCTCATTTGGTGCCATAACTTCGACAGAATGAGCAAATTCGTGAATGATGTCATCAACCATAGAGATTGGACTTTCTTGCTTGTTGGTGACGTAGATTGCTCCATCCATATACGAAGCATCAACCTCTCGATCATTCAAAAAGTCAAAATCCCCAACAAGAATTGTATCGACTTCATATGTCAAATGTAATGGCAATGTATCTTGGATAAGGTCCAGTGTTTTTTTAAAGTCGATATTGCGAGTGAATCGGTTTACAATCGACACAACAATATCATTAAAAATTATATATTCATTGTTGTATGGACTTTCCATCATCTGTGTTTTCAGATATTTCCTAATTGACACTTTCCAGATCCACCATTGCTTGTTGATAACCACGAATAAAGTTTTCTTCGGCAAGCACCATTACAAATTCAGGAAATTCACTTGCCATTACTTCTACAATCATCTCAACAGTTACCTCCTCATTTTCAGGAGAAAGCTTTTCTCCCACATAAGTAACTAACCATTCTTTCATAGAGTTTTCTTTTTCTACTTTTTCTTTTAGTAATAGATTATTCATATACTTAACCTTTGTATAATATATAATACATTAATATAATAACATAAATATAGAGAAGAATCAAGAATATTATAGTATTTTTGCTGCCAAGGTAGCTACCTGACTTCTCTCACCCTTTTCTAAGGTAACATGGCCACAAATATCGTGAGGTTTGAATTTCTCAATTGCGTAGGTAAGGCCATTTGAGGTTTCGTCAACATAGATGTTATCAATCTGTTCGATATCACCCGTCAATACAATTTTTGTATTATCTCCAACCCTGGTGATAATCGTTTTCAACTCCCTTGCGGTTAGGTTCTGAGCCTCGTCAATAATAATAAAAGAATCGGAAATTGACCGGCCTCGAATATAGGTTAATGCTTCAATTTCAATAATTCCTTGCTCTTGATACATTTTTATGGTAACATTATCATTGCCAAGTAGCGAACGAAGGTTATCTTGAATGGGAGCAAGCCACGGACTCATCTTTTCATCAATTGTCCCAGGGAGGAAACCAATGTCTTTGCCAAGTGGCTGCACTGGTCTTGAAACAATTAAACGTTTGTATGTTGATTCACCGTGTTTACCTTCAACCACTTGCTGCAAACCAGCGGCAACAGCACAAAGAGTTTTACCAGTACCGGCTTTTCCGACCAGAGATACAATTTTAATATCGTTATCAAGTAGGAGATCAATGGCAAAATTTTGCCCCTTGTTACGAGGCTTAACTCCCCAAGCCTCTCCACCTCGAACGTTAATAATCCTTCTCAAAGGAGTGCTATGATTAACAAATCTAGCTAAAGCAGTTTTTTTCTCATTTGATGAAGAGACGAGCATAATAAATTGATTAGAGAAAAATTTCCCTTTTCCCTCCTCAATAAAAACCTCTCCTCCTTCATAAAATCTATCAATTAATTGATCATCAACGAGGTGGGATGTAACACCAGAGTAAACTTCTCGTACATTATCGACAACTTGACTTGTGGTGTAGCCCTCACAGGGAATCCCAAGGCTGTCACATTTTACACGCATATTAATATCTTGCGTAACAAGAATGTGCTTCCTTCCTGAATTGAGTGCCGCCTCTACAATGGTAGTTCCAATAATGATATTGTCAGAATCACTCCAGTCCAAATTAAAGCCTCTAACAAAATCTGAAGTTTTGTCGAGGTTTGAGACTTTTACTATTCCGTAACCTTTTCCAAGACGAATTCCCTTCTGTAGGGAACCTTTTGCCCGCAAACCATCTAAGATCCTAATGATAGACCTAGCATTTTTACCAACCAAGTCTTGTCGTTTCTTATGTTTATCTATTTCATCTAAGACTTTGAATGGTATGAGTATATCATTATTTTTGAATGAATAGATTGCACTAAAGTTTGTTAGATAGATATTGGTATCAAGAATATATGTTTTCTTTGCCATATGAAGTCTTTTGTTGTGTCTATAATAAATATAGAGTTTAATAGTTTTCTTCTCTATTTAATATTATACATCAGAGATAATCTGAGTAGTTGGGAGGAACATTCTGATGAACGATAGAAAAATAGCCATTTTGTTGATAAGTTTTTTTACATTCCTGTCTGTAAGTTGTGGCAGTACGGTTTTGCATCCTGGGGAACAAAAAATCCCAAGAAAGTCATTTACCCACATTAAAAAAACATACATTATAAATTTATGCAGCAGTGTCAAGGGAAAGGAGTATTGTGCGTTCACTTCGGACTATTCTCACTATCTTGGTCCAAGAGTCGCTCAAGGATCTGGGGTTATTGTCGATCAAACAACATCTAAGATCGAAAATACCGACAAAACATCTAAACACTCTATTGTGTTAACTGCTGCTCATGTTTGTGAATCAAAGAATAGCTTCCCTAAAGATTTTAAACAACGCCTGGAAAAACAATATCCACAAATGAAAGATTTGAAATTTCCGCAACCAATTGGAGATTATACAAATATTCAAAAAATCAAAATTCAATCTTTTATCTTCGTAGCTGACCTAAAAGGCAAATTATATTTTTCTAAAATTATTAAACTTGACCCAGTAGCGGACTTATGTTTGTTGAAGACTCGAAAGCGAATTCCCTATCCAAAAGTTAAACTTGCACAAGACCCACCAGAGATTGGTGAGAAGGTATATAATACTGCTGCCCCCTTGGGGATCTTTAAACCGGATATGGTTCCAATTTTTGAAGGATATTATGCTGGCTTGTGCTCTAAGAAGACATATTTTTGTCCTCGGAGAAGTGAACAATCTTTTGTCTTTAGTGGGTTAACGGTCGCACCAGGAAGCTCCGGCTCTCCGGTTTATAAAAAAATCAATGGTAAATACTTTTTGGTAAGTCTCATCCATTCGGTCCACGTTCGTTTGCCTGAAATTTCATATGGAAGTACTTATAACGAGGTTAAGACATTCTTGGATGGCCCCTTAGATACAATTCATTATAAAGAGGAAGAGGAAAGTGAATTTGTTAGTCTAGAGGCGGAACTTCCAGCCGACAAGGAAAGGCTTAATTCTATCCTGCTGAATTTATAGTAGACACTACAAAACAAGCCTCATACTTTAAAAGGTATGGGGCTTTATTTTTATCGATTATCAATAATACTATCTACTTCTGGTAATGTGGAGGCATTACAAACCTGTTCTTTCAGGGCGCGTCCACTGTTTAAGTATCCCTGGACTGTTTGTATGCCAAGACCAACAAAGGAGTCCAAATTTGATTGCTGTAGCAGATATGCTTTATTGTCTAAGGTTGTAATTTCCACTGGGAAAGTAAACATAGATTCTAGGCTTTTTAACGCCAGCCAGTTTTTTTGAGCCTCAAGGGAAAGACTGAAGGTATTATTATCAAACTGAAACCCTTCCATAATCAACACTTGCGTTTTGGTATCAATTTCGGATATCTTTGTGGATTTGGCATTTGGAAGTGGGTCTGGACTGTAATTTGAAATTATTGATTCTAGTTCAGACATTTCAGATACACTCAACTCCTGAGAAAATTTTATCCGCAATTGATTGGGCTCATCAAAACGAATTCCTTTGTATTTTGAGGCAAGTGCAGAACTACTTAGCACACCTTCTCTTACTTGTTCAGTATATACATTGACTTTTGTAAAAGAGTAATAAAAAGACATCAAGACACCCTCCATAATTCTACTTTAGCATTCCAAATTGTTACCTTTTTACCAGTCTCGTGACACACTTGTAATTGAATGCTATGAGATCCACTACTTTCAAATGTTAAATATTCAAATCCGGAAGACAAAAAAGCTTGCCTAACACTAGAAGAGGAACCATCAGGGTATGAAACCCCCAGAATCGTATTTTGTTCGCTCCATTTGAAGAGTGGTTGCATTTTGATTTCCAATACTTGTTCCATCTACCAAGATTCGCGAGTAAAAACTTTTACCCTTTTGATTATTATTCCAATTATATGACCAACCAAGGCGATAAGTGCCAGCAGGTACTGATGGGGTGGAGCCGCTTATTTTATTATTAAATTCATCATCCTCAATAGTTGTAGCTCCAAGGCTTTGAGTGTGGTAGAATTCTGAGCCAAATATTTGCCCACCGGAGGAATCTGTGTTCTCAATAGTAATAGTCTCATAAGATCCAGAATTGTTTACGTTAATAGAAATACCAGTTCCGGCAGTGACTTTGCTTGATAAATAATCAGTCGTCGTATCTCCAGAGGAAATCTTTACTTTGGAAAATTGTTCCTCTGCTTCCTCTCCAATATCATCTACTGTGATAGTTTCATCCCGAATTTGTCTTCCCGTAAATGTAGTTGGCATTATTTATCTCCTGAAGCTTTTAAGTTGGATGGCCGCAGTTATTATACAAAATGCAGACATACCTAAGTAGTGAAACGATTTTTCTACAAGATCCAATCTATATGTAAGGGCAAAGCCAATAAAGTTCAAAATAAAACAAAAGAACATCAATGTCCCGTCCGAGTAAATTTTTCTCAAAATGTCAACTATTTTCACTTTTTCCACACTTGCAATTACATTTACAGGGCTTCGCGTCCGTGCTTGTTTTCACCGCAGCCTTTGGCTTTGATTCTTCTTTGCATACTTTTTTTAAAGCGTCTTTTCTAAATTCTTTTAAGGCTTCATCTTGTTTGATCAATTCATGTTCTTTTCTTATTTGCCTACTTTTATAAATTTCTTTATGTACCTCAACTCCACCTTTAACACCCTCGGCAATCAAAGTAGCAACAACCCTTTTTAGAGATTCTTCTGCGAGTTGTTGCCAGAATGATTTTGTAACTTCTAGAAAGATTTTCATTGTCTGGCCCTCCTGCATCTATAGTATATAGTATTACAAAATGAAGGAGATCAGATTTGTTTATGGAGGTGGGGGGAGTCGAACCCCCGTCCACTAATAATATATATCAAAAGTCATTCACAGGTTTATTTATTTTTTCTAAAATAACAAAATTTACCGATTTAACCAACCTTTCTTATCGGAGTCAGAATCCACCCATTTTATTCTAACGGGATACCGATTTTATTTAAGCCTAATGTTGGGTATTAAGGTTATTAGGAAAACCCCACTTACGCTGCTAGAGCGTAAGAGTTTGCATTGTTATTTGCATTTACAAAATGTAACATTTTTTAAGATATTCGTTACCGTTATCCACCTGCACTATTAATACGCCTTATCGTGTCGATTCCCTATTCACCCCCTTTCTGCTCAAAATATAAATCTGGCTTAAATTTTGCCTGAAGATCATTATAATATTTAGGACTTAATCCTAAAAACCTCATTGCCTCTCTTTTCGTTCTCGTCGCAGAGAATGCGTACTTTAAGACAGCATCTTGGACTATACTATAGAGTGAAAACCAAATTGGAACTCCATACAAAGGCTGTTTGGCAGACTTTGCAGCAAGTTCCAATTTTACGGCGATAATCTCCTCTAATGTAAGATCAGACATCATTATTTCAAACTCATCATTTAATCTACCTTCTTTTCTTAACTTATTGCAGGTAGAGTAATAATGATTTTTACCAATATGAGTTCTTTTCTTTTTAGCCCAGACCATCTCTATTCGGTAGCTTCAGTTGCATCGGCGTGATCTAGACATTCCTTATCTTCGCACTCGATATCAACACACTCATTGTGCTCTTCGGCAATTTCCTCAACGACTACAGCTTTCTTAGCAGCTTTCTTTTTTGGAGCGACTGCTTTAGTAGCTGGTGCTTCTTTTGCTGCCGGCGCAGCAACGGGGGCACTGGCGGCACCCGCTCGTTGTAATTTTCTCATTCTTCTTCTTCTTGGACTAGCCATTTTCTTTTCCTCCCTATTTAAATTTCTAGTTCGTCTGTAAATCCTGGTGTGACTTCTCCTGCCTCTATACCAGCAGGTTCAGTGACTTCACTTTCCCACTTTTGGAAATATGCGTTTAAATTTTCAATGACGGCTGTTTTATAGATTCCTCGGTCATTATCATTCTTCAATTGCTCCCAGAATTTGTCAATTTGATTTCTTAAGAACCCATCATATATTTCTTTAGCTGCGACATACCCAGTCTCTCCGTCTGGTGATAAATCGGAGGGCACATCTTCTTCTTCGCCATCGGCAGGTTCTTCTTCAATCTCATCCCCACCTGCGAGTTCTTTTTCGATATCTTCAATATCGGGAAATGCTTTCTTTTCTTCTGCGTCCCCGACAGTAATATTGATGTCTTCTTCTTCAAGAGTCTCCTCTCCCTGGACCATTCCACTTTCCATTTCTGCGTCTTGAATGTTACTTGTAAATTCTTCAGCGAGATCGAAATCGGCTTGTACAAACTCAATAACAAAATCCGCAAAAGACTTCCTTTGTTCTTCGTTTGTTTGAAGGCTCTTATATTTATTTTCCAGAGCACCACCAGGCTTTGCGATCTCCAAGAATAGAGCCTCCGCGAGGTTCCCCCCGGTAGTTGTATACTTGTTGGGAACTTCCTTTTCCAAAAGGACTTTACGGATGTATTTCTTTAGTCGAATTTCTTGTAAAATCTCGGACTTCGCAAGTTTAATTTGCTCTTTCTGGATCTTGCGTAGGCATCGCCTCACATATTCCCTTAAGATGAATTCTTCGCGACTAAGTGACATTTTTAGAGACTCCTTTTTCGTTTCTTCTTCTTCTTCTTCTTTGAAATTGTCCGCAACCACATCAGGGCCAGTATAACTCAAATTTGGCCGAGCACCTGTGTTTCCCCCTGGGTCCGGATCAAAAGTTGATCGCCCTTCTTCTTGGACCTCTTCTTCCTCTTCCTCTTCTTTCCGAAGAGGAGCGGCACCCCCCGCTACCGCTCCTGCACCCCCTGCGCTAATCTCGTTAATAGCATCCTCAACTAATTTATAAATAGTTTCAGAAACTTGATTTTTTACCTTTAGTTTATCTTTAATCATATTATAAATATCCTCGTCCCAAAAACCCATAATGTTTTCAAACTCTTCTTTGCTGCTCTTTGTTAGGATACCCCTTGCTGCTGTTCCACTTAGTTCCAAACTATCTAAAAATTTATTTACCCTCTGAAAAAGTCCTGCATTATACTCTGGGTCAAAACTCTTTATTTGGTTCCACCTCTTCTTTTCCTCTCCAACATTAAATTTACTTAGAAGCCTTGATGCCCATTTGGATTGTCGAGATTCGGGCTTACTTTTTGTTCTCCCAAGTCTTCCAAGGAAGTCGGCAAGATTGTGATTGATGTTTTTACCCTCGAAGGAAAGCGTCGGATCAATCTCAAGCATTTCCTTGCTCAATATCTCTGCTTCGTCAAATACACCCTGATCGGTAAAGTTGGATGTGGGAATACTAATGTGAGGAGCAACCAGAACATAACCCCGGTCTTTAAAAGTTTCAGTTGGTTCCCCAGTTAGCGGTTGAAAGTATTTGCCTTTTGATAATCGTTCTGCGTCCTTTTCACCGAGGAGAAAAATAACAGCAGTGTCTTCCTCATCGTAATCTTGTAGAAGTTCTACCGGACGGTAGGGGCTGCGAACCTGGACAACGTTATTAAAGCCGTGAGCATTGATGATTTTCTGCTTTTCTTCAAATGAGAAAGGAGAGCGCGGAGGATCAATTTTACCAGAGGTCAAAATAAAGGTATTATCAACTCCATATTTGTCTTGTAGCCAGCGAAAAGTCTCGGCGTGATGTTTTGCCATCGGCTGGAAACGACCAGGATAAACTGCGATAATCTTCATAAAATCGTTTCCTTATGGTTGTGGGTCTAGTGTACCCGCACCATCATTGGTCCAAGGGATGACGGTTTCTCTCACGCTGGTGGTGTACCCGATAAATACCATTGAATCTTGATTAGCACCAGTTAGGCCATTGAAAACCCCAGTTTTCGCAATCCTCCCTGCGCCCGTATCATCGCAGAGGTGAAATAGGTATTTTGTAAAGCCGGCGAAACACTCAGAGTTTGCGATATTAACATCTCTCAGATTTACAATATATGGTTCCGGTGCCGCCGATCCAGAAAGAAGATACATACTGTTGGTTTGGTAAGTGGTGAAGGCGTTGCAATACTTCCAACCGCCATTATCCTGATTGTTTACTGGTGTTCCTGTATCATAAGTACCTGTAACAAATGCTTTGATTCTCGCACTGTTGGCACTAGGGCTAATCATCGACGCCTCGGTCGTTCCCATAACGCCAAGACCATCAGGGCCGCCGATCTTATCTGTCTCAAAAAACGGAACCATTACTCGCCCGGCGTGACAAGAAAAGGGATAATAAGATCCAGTTGGTTGTGCTCCGTCCTCGAACAAAATAAAAAATGCGTCATTCATCTCAACCACGACCATATCAATGGAATCGTCGGTTGGATCTTGGATGGTCACGAGGCTGAGATCAATAGCCTGGACTTCCCCAGAAGTATCAGTTCCGGATAGGGTTGGAGCCGCACCAGCGGCGGCACCAGGTGTCAAAAAGAAAGTATCTGCTGATTTTCCAAGGCTACCAGTTCCAGAGGCAACAGATAAATAAACCTCTGTTGTGTTTTTTCGTCGGAAGTTACATTGCCAATCTTCACCAGCAGCGGAACAAGTAATCGTAAAGGCGTGATCACCAACGACAGCACCAGATCCAGAAAGACCAAACTTCGTAGAGGTATTCTGGAAGTGTCTAAAAAGAAACTCACAGATCTCATTCGCATCGGCATTAGATCCCGTTACTGTTATTTTTGTCACTACTGCGTTGCTTGAAATACTCATTCTTTTTCCTCAATATTATGGTGTTGGAATTGGAACCCCTGATGATCCACTCCACGGGATTTGTATGTCGCTCGTGGTTGCTGCACTACCGACACACACAAAGATATCACCCCCAGAACTCGCAAGAGCACTCTTCACTGTTCTTTTCGAGGTAGAGTTGTAAAATAACATATATTTGCTATATCCGAAATTTCTATAGCTCTGATTGGAGGTGTTCAACGAACGTTTTAGATACGGTCTTGGTTTTTCGATCCCATCAAGATCTGCCGTACTATCAGTCGGTGCGGCGAGATTTTGAATACGTTGAAAGGCACAATCATTGAGGGTAATGCCCCCCACTGTGCCGGACACTTGACCATCGAGAACGTGCATTCTGTTGTCATTGCTTGTATTGGCATCATCATTGAGCCACCCATTAGGTGCTGTAACCGCGTCACTTGGAACGCCAACGTGAAATCCTAGACCATCTCTTCCAAGTCCTGGGTCGCTTGCGTAAAATGGAACCCAGACCTTTCCAAAGTGAACACCGTATGGGTAGAAAGTTCCAGATGGCGTCCCATCGTCTTCGAGGAGAAGGAAGAAGGCATCGTCAATCTCAACAATAACTGCCTCGATGTCGTATTGATTTGCACCAGAGGACTTTGCTACGGCTGCTGCGCTTATTTGCCAATCTACTTCGTTTGAGTGATCCCTTCCGGTCGTTACCGGGACTGCCCCTGTTGTACCGGGACTTGCAAAAGTTGTTGCACCGAGAGATCCCGTGCCGGAACACATAGAAAATTTTGTTGTTGTCGTACTTGAAGAGGCACGTCGGAAGTTGACCTGCCAATCTTCACCTGCTGCTGAACAAGTTACTGTGAAATTGTTAGACCCAGCACCGGCACTTGATGAGATTCCAAATTTTGTAGATACATTGCTAAAATGATCATATAACGCCAAATGGATTTCTTCCATATCAGCATCTGCTGTTGTGGAGGCAGTAATATAAAATTTCCTAACTGTTACGTCTAAAGGCATTCTCGGTCCTCTTTTTTAGTATAAATAGTTATGTTATCCCAAAAAACTTCCACTATAATTACCAGGTAGTTCCAAATCAGATCCGGTTACTTTATACCCCATTGCTAACGGATTATCGATTGGTACAACGTCTGGTACATAGTTAATCCAGTTGCCTTTCAGTATGAGTTCAGATCCTGTGACTTTGTATCCCATTTCAATAGGATTATCGATTGGAATAACATCAGGAACATAATGAACCCAATTACCTTCTAGGTTTTGTTCGAGGCACGAGATCCTAGTTGGTGTAACGTCGCTTGAGGCAGAGAATGGTGTAATTGTGATACTCGCCGTGGCGATGTTTGAATCGAACGTCCCGTCGTTTGCCTTAAAAGTGAAAGAATCACTCCCATTGGTGCAAATAGGTGGCGTATATGTTAGAGTTCCACTCACAGCGATAAAACTTGAGATAGTTCCTATGGAGGGACTGGCAACAATTGAATAAGTTAATGGATCACTATCAGGGTCAACTGCTATGAGTGTGATGTTGACTGATCCGTCCTCATTTACGCTTGCAGTGACATTTGATGCTACGGGGGGATTATTTACGGGAGTGCTTGTAACATCAGATACGGTGGCATCTCCTCTTGTTTGAAGATAGGCACTTCTTAGTCGCAGGCTCATCCCCCCCTTCATTCCAAGCGTAAAAGGAACTTGATCTGTTATCTTGTCTGCGTATTGCGCGGAAAGCTGATTAAGTTTTAAATTTTTTATGATATAGTCATCAGCCATTTATAGTGACCCCGATTTGGTATATGATATAAATAGTTGATTTTTTGGATTAAACAAAAAACAGTCGTCCATCCGAAACCAAAGTAGAATATTTGTGGATGGACGACTATTAAGGGGGGTTGTATAAAGTAATTACTTCTTAATAAACTTTTTAGTGAATTTTTTTGCAACTTCTTGAGATTTGTTGATATAAATGCCCTCTAAGAAGTCTTTTTTAGCCCCTTTGGGCTCTTTAGGCTCTTCCTTGGTCTTTGGGTTTAAAAGTTTTGATTCTTTGATCACTTCCTTCCCTTCTTTAAAGAAATCTTGGTCCTCAGTAAGAAAACTTCTAAGTTTTTCTCGAATAATTGACCTAATTTGCTCTTCGGTTAAGTTTTTCATTTCATTTCCTCTATTTTCTTGTAATTTTTGTTTATATCCATCTTCCCAATCACGAAAGCACATATTACCTTCTAAATAGGCTTCTTTCTCCATTTCTCGTAAGAATTCATTCTCTTGGGCATATCCTTCGCCCAAATTGGGCATTTCTGTGAATTTACCTTGGCAATTCTGCCTGTGGTGGACTAATTCATGCGAAATCGACCTTAAAATGTCCTTTGGGTGTCGATTATCAACAAAAACTGCCACTTCTTGACTATTGGGATCATAGTATGCAGTTTTGCCAAGGACATTTGCTGAATTTTCTGGGTCGGAGACAAACTTTATGGTTGGGGTTTGATCAAATTGGAGTGTATCCTGTGCATAGGGATAGAAATCTTTCAATAAACCCTCAATCTCGGTCAAATCAAGTCCAGATTCATTGATAATCTTCATCTTATCCCTTCAAGCTTTCAATTTGAGAAGAGATATTTGAAATAAATTCTTCATTTACAAGCTTTTGATTGAGTTTATCTACTGTAAGTGAAATATATCGTGCCGTTGCAATCTCTGCGACCTCATTGATAGTAAGATCACCATCTCTCAAGCCCCCAATCAGGTCATTAGAGTTATTTACAACATTTATGATATATTTTGTAAAATCTTCACCATCGACGTGCGATTCGTTAAGTAGATTTTTTGTTTTGATCTTTAAAATTTCTTCTTGAATGAGTTGATTTAGTTGTGACTTTTTAATTTTCATCAAACTTCGCCTCCTTGGATATCATCAGCTAGCTTTAATTCAATTTTTCTCAACGTGGAGAGTATTTCGTCCAGAACATTGACAACCTTATCATCTAAATCTCCATCATCGACGATTTTATCGTGAAGATCTGATGATATCTTTATCACATCTTCCAGTTTGGTTCTACATTTTTGATTTTCCTGGGTAAATTCGGTGTTATGAGAGCCCTGGTCCATCATTTGACCGTAGTACATCTCATTTACGCGCTTCCACTCTTCTTTGATGATTTGTTTTAGTTTTGATTTTTTAATTTTCATTGGCTTATCCTTAATAATCAACTTATTTCTATCTCTACTTCAATGGTTATCTTGAAATCTTCATAAAAAATCTCCAAGTGTTTATTAAGTAGTTTTGAGTTTCTTATTTAGACTTGGTTTTAGTTGTGATTTTCAATAAGACCCTCTAATTTACCGATTTGACGCAAGATTTCACCGTTTTGTTTTGTAATTTCTTTCACCTCTTGGCGTATTTCGGCAATTTCACCCTCAAGTTTCTCATATTCTTTGCTGTTTGAATTTTGGACCCAAAAGATTATACCAGCAACACAGCCTACGACTGCTACTATAAAAGAAAACCACTCTTTAAGTGCAGAAATATTCACTTATTGTTTTTCCCGAGGCAGGTATTAGTATCAGTACATCTTATTTTCTTTTTAGATTTCTTTAATTTTTTAATTTTTGTATCTAAATTCTTTATCCTGTACTTGATTTCGTTTTGTTGCATCTGGATGTGTTCTAAATTATTTTTCATTATATTTTTTTCTTTTTTAGGACTTTTTTTAAGTTTTATTTTGGTTCCCTTTTCTTGGGATTTTAAAGTCGCATTAGTTGGCCTTTCAACGCCGGTACTTTCGCTACAGGATGCAACTAAGGTAAGCAGAAAGAATATAATTATAGCCCTCATCACTAATAAAACTCCTTAGCGTTTCGCTACTATAAGTAGTTCTTATTTTTGCATCAGTATTTATTAATGTAAGCTAAGGATAAAAAAATAGAAATGGGTAACAACCGAAAAATATACTATAAAACACAGATACGCGCCGACCTGAGCAAGAATATGTTGTCTCCTTATCCAAAGCAAATAACACCCTAGACAAACAAGAAGAGTTTTTGGAATAATAAATGGTAGAACGCCCATATCTAATTGAATTAGATATAACATAAGGGGGTTGTTTTCGTTCAAAATGAGAAGTTCGATAATATATTTTATCGTCAAGTAGGCATCAACAATGTTGAAGAGGAGAATGAAGAGGATAAAAGTTTTTGTTACTTTCTCGTTGACCATCTTTTGTATCCTCTCTTTCTTTCGTATGGATTCTCAAACGTGAAGGGTTCATAGTTATCGCACTCTTTCGTTAGTTTTTCCCAAAGCTGCATTGTCCTTTTGCAATCCGCAAGAGCAGTATGTGCCCTTCCTTCAAAATTGATATTGAATCGAGAGCAAAGATAATCAAGGTTCGTTCTCTCAATCCAATTCGATTCAAAAAGATAATCTGCTACTTGTTTTGTGTCAAAATACATAGGGAAATTTGGAACCTGCTTGCTGCTCTTCTTGCAAGCTGATTCGAGAAACCTCAAATCAAAAATTAGATTTTGACCGAGAAGGCATTCTGATTCCTCAATCATCTCTTTTATTTCAAGATAGACTTCCTCAAAGCGCGGGGCACTAGACCAAGCCTCCTCTGAATAGCCATTGATCTTGAGGGCTTCGGGACTCGCAGACTCAATGTGGCCGGGCTTGATTTTACTTTCAAAAGTTTTCAAGACATATTTATCGCCATTTGCAGCAATAATATAACTAATAAGAGCAATTTCAATAATTTCGTGCTCACTTCTGTTTAGTCCGGTTGTTTCTGTGTCTAGAACTGTAATGATCATTTGATTCTTCTCCGTATTTTAATCAGTACATTATATAATACCACATTAAAAAGAAAAAAACAAGCCTAAAACGCCGGGCCGACAAAAAATCAAGGCATCCTCTAGTAGCTATGGCGTTTATGCCTCACACTAAATATGCCTTGATTTAAACTTTTTAAGTCTTTATTTTAGAGAAGAGTAGTTGTCGCATTTGTGGTGATCGTAATACCAGCAAGTCTCTTTTTCTCGAAAGCACCAATTTTGCCAACAAACCAGATTGAGTTCTACATCAATTGTTTCTATATGCCAATCGCAACATTTTAAGTTCGTTCCGTAAGATTTACAAGATAGAGGTTCGTGATTGTATGGAACATAGTCAACACATTGCACGAGAGACATTTTTTCTGCTGGCTCGCCACTAGCTGGCATTTTCTGGCCCTCCTTTATAACAAAAGAGTCAGTACCTTTGCAGGATAATAGTAGGAATAAGATTGGAAGTAGTATTTTTTTCATTTACAAACCTAAAACGAAGGGGTGTCGGTTCTCCTCGTTCCCGACTTACCAGTCACCCTTCCACAATTTGGTTCGTTGATGACATTGAACCACGAAATTTATATATTTTTTGACCCCATTGATCACACATTAAATAAAATTATTATTCATTATACACTCATTTTGACCCCCTCGTTACCTCGTCAGGAACAAACCCATCATTTACATTTCCACACTTTGAACAGGCAAAGGTTGGAATAGGGACCAGGGCTTCTTCTCCTGTGGGAGAAACTACTGGCGATAATCTCTTAATAACAAAAACTTGAGAAAAGTGTGAGCTATCACACTCAGAACAAACAACATCTGTTGCTGTTTCAATATTGACTTTCATTTTTAATTAACCATTGTGATTGTGTTTTCAAAAACAGAATTTAAAACAAGTTGTAGATCAAAGTTTTTTTTAATCTTAGTCACCTCATCGGGAGGTAACATCTCTTCAATAACATCACTTAAATCTAAGTAGAATTGCAAATAATTTTCAATTTTACAAAGATTGTCAGCAGCAACTTGTTTTGTTTTGGTTTTCATCTTGCCTTACTCTCTTTGTATAGTATATATGATTTATCTTATTTTTTTAAACATAAAAACTTTATAATTAATCTTTCTCTAGTATTTTTAGATATGTAGTTGAAATTGTATACGGAGGATCATCAGGTTTTATTAACACATCAACAACCACTACATTGTGAACTCTATAGGAATCACTTATTGCTACCATAACTCGATCAGAGATGTTCCCCACAATTGCATCTCCATATTGATATTTTTTCTTAAAAACTAACCAATCACCCTTTTTTACATTCATAGAGAACTTCCCCTTCATACCTCTAAAATAATTAATTCATTGGCAGTTAAGTATTTGGGAACAGGTGCTTTTTTTCTCCCATTCCAAATAACTTTATAATACTCCAGACCGGTCTTAGTTTGATAAATATTTACAACAATACCGATCGTCCCAGGTTGCCGCAAAAAGACATCCCACTGGAGTTGAACAATGTCTCCAATTTTTAATTTTTTATTCTCCATCTTCGCACCCCCAAAAGTAAATAGGGGCACAATATGAGAAGGGGAAAAATTAAAAATTAAACATTTTTCTATTGATTGTTTTTAAAATTATTTGCTCGATGTCGAAGGAGGGGTTTTTGACCTCATTAACTGTCTCACCAGTTTTGTCATAAATGTCTTTTAATATCTCTTCTCTATTTCTATTCATAACTTTGATGAGCACCCCATTTCTCAAGTTTCTTTCAAAATCTTTAATAGGGTATTTGACTTGAATTTTCTTTGGCCCACTTGGAGTGTTCTCCAGGGTGTCCAAAACAATCATAGTATTATCAACGGAGTCTCCCTTCTTGATACTGTTAATCCAGAAGAAATCCCTACCACTTATTGCGCCCCTCCAAACTTGACTATCTGTCCACCTCTTCCTATCTTCCTCCCAGCCAAGATTATCTACTCCAATCTCATCGAGGGATCTTATAAATGGCCCAACTTCAGATGTAGCAAGTTCGGGATCACGGCTTTTGTAGAGAGGCATATCTTTGAATTTTTCTACCATTTCCCTTATTTCGGAGAAATCAGTGATGGATGTTTGGGATGATGCCTTTGCGTTCTCAATGAAAGATGTGAGTTTCTTTAAATATTCCCCTTTCTTGTAATCATCATCTGCTCCCGCCTTGACAACGTGAGCATAATACAGAGTAGCATCTTTTATCCCTTCATATGTTATATCTTCATTGCCTGGGTAGCGAAACTCAATATATCCCCTTCTGCTTGCATAATTAATATTAAACCCAATTCCTTTACTGTACATAGCATCAGCATAGTGAGAGATCGTCTTGTTAACTATTTTTTCGACCTCATCAAAATTCTTTAATAGCCACTGCTGGATTACTTCTGGGCCTTTCTGGTTTACTTGACTACTAATAAGATCTTTAACACTTTTTAGGGCGTCAACTTTTAAGTCGCCAACCCAACGGCTCCCCTTTCTCTTTTCAAAGTTCTTGAGAGCAAAGTCCTCATTTAGAAATAGGAGAGATTTAATGAGATTATAATTAAATACTTGGTTTTTATCTCCACTCTCATCGGTTCTCATATATCCAATGTTTGTATGAAGACCTGTCTCCGGAGAAAACCTAAAATTGTCTTGATTGTTAAAGTCATTAAAGAAGGTTT